TTAAAATTCGCTATTTTGGGGCAAGTTATCCACAGTTAAGCTCTCTAATTTGTCGACAGCTTTTCTATTGGCTTCAGGCATCATGTGAGCATAAAATTTAAAGGTTGTGTTTGTATCTGCGTGGCCAATCTGTTCAGCGACTGCCAAAATATCCCCGGTAGTTGCATAAAGCATGGAAGCATAGCTGTGCCGGAGAATATGAGGACTGATTCTTGGCAAACCTAACTTAATGCAGTGATAGCGCATATATGTTCTGATTGCCGTCGGCTTTATGCCGTCAAAGATATAATCTTCGGCTTTGACCTTGTAGAGCGTGCTTATGTAGTCCATGATTTGATGATAGAGATATTTCGGTATCTCAACATCACGGACGGAGCTTCTTGTCTTGGTTGTGCTGATGACATATTCATCTTTATTGTTTATCCTCATGAGTGATTTGTCGACGTGAATTTTATATGGCGATATATCCTCGATTTTTAGTGCCAGAACTTCTCCTATTCGCAAGCCTGCCCAAAAGATAATATTGAACAGCACTCTATGCGAAGCTATCTCAATATCATCGTAGAAAACTTTATACTGTTCAACGGTCCACAGCTTTGCTCGTGTATCGTTTGAATACGGCTTTACCCTGTCAGTAAGAGTGACAGGGTTATTTTTTGTTCCGAAGTTTCTTTTTGAGAATTCAAAGACCTGGTTAAGTTCTGAGCGGATGCGGTTTAACAGTCTGCTTGAAAGACGTTCTTTTTCTGATTTTTCGTTTTGCAAGGCAAGCCAGCGCATAACTTGAAGCGGAGTGACTTTATCGACGTTCATGTTTTCAAAGAAGGGGAGGACGTAATATTCCAATGCCTGGATTTTCCCGTCAACGGTAGATTGCTTTAATTCTCCTAGTTTTAGTTTGCTGTCCAGCTCTTCCCGGTATGCTGCAATTACTTCGCTGAATTTCGGATCATGTGTATGAGTTTTGTTTCTCATGTCGCTTTCGTATTTTTCAGCGTCACGCTTTTTGTCAAAACCTCTTTTTGTTGTATGTTTTCTTACGCCTTGCCAATCTTTATACCAAAAAGCGCAGTCCCATTTTCCTGTTTTCGGATTTTTTATTACTGTCATGTTCTGCAGCTCCCTTCTTATAATTTTTGCCAAAAAATGCAAAAAATTCTCTTTAGTATTTAGCTTATAAGCGACTTTTTGATGCTTCCGCTTATATTTATATTAGTAAAAATTAAATGCGCATATAAGCTAAATATGAAGCTCTGATAAGATTTTTAAACTATAAAAATAGTAATATAAACTGTATAAAAACACTGGCTTGAAAAGCACCCTGGAATTTAATGTTCAGACTGTTTTTCAAGCCTTTTTTTATTTTAAAAAGCACAAAAGCAGGCTTTAAGCCTGCTAGTGATTTTTTAACAGGCTAGGGAAGTAGTCTGTTACTGAATTCGCCTTATTGTTTTTGGTTACAAGCATCTTTGATTCCCAATGATTACGCTTGTAAGCTGTTTGCCGTCTGGCGTGTATTTTAGTTGGAAGCTTTGACGAACAGTATTGCCGAAACCGTTTTTGGATTCTACCCACGATTGGACAATAATTTCTTTTGGATTTTTTGCTGCTTTCCAATCACTGTACCAACCAAATTCAGCACTGTCCGGGTATTTTAAAAATCGTTTTACATCTTCTCGCGCAAACGTGAGCAAATCCGATTCATGTTCAATGACAAAATCATATTTGCCTAAAACTGCTTTTCCGTCTACAAACATATCATAATTATCATGACGAATAGCAGTTATCTTGTTGTCTGTGAGATAGATGATAACATTTACAATGCCGTCATCTGCGCAACGATAACCTTTTGTTTTCTGATTGTCTTTATAGCCATCAAGCATTTCATCATGTTGAATTTTGAAGTTATCGGAAAATCTCATATCTGTTATGAGGATTTTTTCTAAAGAATTTGCTGCTTCAACTGGCAGACCGGTAACATCGCTAATATTTTTAGAAAATCTATCTTGCTCGATTTTCTTTCCCTGGGACTGTTTAGTTGTATTTGAAGCAACGTTTAATGATGAACTATTGGAAGAGAAAGTTTGATAGCAAAAGAATAACGTGATTACGCTAAACAAAATCAATAGCTTCTTCTGCTTAGATTTTTCTTTTGCATCTGTAGCTCGAGAAAAATTCTTGTAGAAATTATAGGTAAACCATGCGAATATCAGTGTTAAATAATGTCCGCCAGTCATTCCAGCAGCACCAGCTACTGCTAAAACTCCGCATACGATTAATAGTCTTTGCCAGTTTTTCATTTTAGTGTCCATATTTCCTTTTGCAGCTGTTTAAATATTGTTTTTACACCAACTTTATCATTGAAAGAAAGCGCATTTTTATAAGCGTTGAGAGCTATTAGTTTATTTCCGCAGCGATATTGAATGTCGCCTATGCAACGATAAACGTTAGCCTTTTCTTTATCCATTAATACGTCTTGTAATGACCGTTGAAGTAAAGAAAGTACGTTGGAATAATCATTGATATTTGTAGAGTCTAAATTTTTAAGATGCTTTTTAGCTGCCATAAAAGCTTTTTTCCCTACGAGTGTAGATTCCGCAAAAACAGTGTACTTGTCCTCGTCCAAAAAAATTCCGCTAATACTGTATTTGTAACCTATATTATTTGATGAGTTAATGGTAAAAATATTCTTGTCTGTGTCAAAACTTACTATATTATCCGCATCCGCTATCGAAGGAAATGCAGCAGCTGTTGTAGTATCGTTCCTTAAATCAATGATAACAAGATTATTTGCAAGATAGCTTGGCCCATTACAAAGACTTACAGCTGCAAACAATCCGTTTTCCGAAAGAATAGATAGCATAATATTTAATGGAAATTCATTTTGATAAATCAATTCACCGTCCAAAAATTTTATTGTTATTCTTCCACATAAAGCATCCCTGTTTAGCCATTCCTCTAACAAGAAATATCCGTTGTCTGCGATGAAAGCTGTGTACAGATTTACACAACGGTGCCCACACGTTAGCAATCGCTCAGACTTGGCATCATATACATAATAATCATTTTGTCCCCACATTATTCTATAATGACCATTTGGCGAAAGTCTTGAATATAATAATATGGCTGCATAATGTTTGCCCCACTTTACAACGCAATTGTCAGTTAACAATTCCTGCTTTGTTTTGATTGGATATTCTAGCACTTCGTACCGACTCCTTTCGATACATACGAAAAAGAGGACGGACATATGTGCCCTCTTATCGCTGTAGTTCTTCTACAAAATGACTCCCTAAAGGAATCCCCCTAACATCAAGTTGAATCATTGAGTCCGTGTTTTACAGTTTCAGCTTGTTTTTTTGCAACCAGTTGGTTGGCAATTTCTATGCAGAGTAGCAGGAAATACACATGCTCTGTTGGTAATTGTCGAATCAGCTGTGCATACTCGTTAGTGGTATGACATCGACTTCGTTTTAACCTCCTTCCTTTAGATTGCAAGGTATTATGCCATGCTGGCGAAGGGGAAGTCAGGCCTTGCCTTTGCCTTGCAACAGCCCTTTTATAATTTGCTCAATAGCCATCTTTTGGGTGTCATCGAGCTTCTGAATCTGTTTAGCAATCTCAATAGCCTGTTCGTCGAGAAGCTGGGCATTGAGCTGCTGCTTTACTGCTTCGGTGTCTATGCCGAGGTCATGAGCTTGCTGCTTCGTTATACCTAAAGCATATTCAGTGTCATCATAAAAATATGCAACCGGAACATTAAAGTAATTAGCGATAGCTTGAATGGTTTTGGCTTGCGGTGTGTATTTGCCTTGCTTCCAATAAGTCAAGCTAGGTGCACTAATGCCTGTTTCTTTTGCTAATTTTGAAGCACTGATGCCGTGCTGTTTTAGCAGCAATGCAAGTTTTTCGTACATGTAAAATTCTCCAAAAAAATCCTAAAAAAATTCATTAAACTACTTTACAAAAACACATTAAAGTAGTATAATAATTATAGTAAGTTAATACTTAAATTAAAGCACTTTAAAACAGTGCTTGTGTTAAACTACTTTAATACAATTCTATCACAGTAGATTATTTTATGCAAGGAAGGGAGCGAAAAATGTATAGTAAATTCGAGAAATTGATGCTTGAAAAGGGTTTGTCGGCTAATAGGATTGCTAAAGAGGCGGGAATTAACGCTCCGTCGCTTACCTATTGGAAACAAGGGAAATATACCCCTAGTTTAAAGACATTACAAAAACTTGCCGAATACTTCGGCGTAAGCGTTGATTACTTTTTAGAAGCGTAAAGGAGTGATGAAGAGATGTATAAATGTAAAGACTGGGTAGTTGTTTTTCAAAACTTGGAAACTGGCAAGGTAAAACTTGATACGTTTACTGAGAAAAATGAAACTGAAGCATGTAAATGCTTCATGGCTTGCTATCGTCATGAAAATTACAGAATTTTGACGGTGGTAGAAAAACCGGAAATTGCTACAAAGGAGTAAAAAAGATGAAAAAGGTATTGCAAATCTGCGTATGCATTATCTTTGCATGGTGTTGTCTTAGCTTAGTTGGCGGATTTTCGGACAGCCAGGTGCAAAGGCATACAGTCACTCATGTTGTACAAGAAGGCGAAACCATGTATGGAATCGCTGACAAGTATTTTCTGCTCAACAAAACGAGAATTTGTTTTGATGAATTTTGGTATAACGTGAGCAAAGACAACCGGCACCTGACCGCCAACCGCCGTTATCTCCAGCCTGGAGATGTGGTCACTGTTAATTACTACACAGTGAAAAATCAATGATGGCAGATTTATAACGATTGGTTAACTGCCATACTTGCATTATACCATAAAGGAGTTTTTTAAGATGTCTGAAACTCAAACTAATATCTACAAAACAGCTAGAGAATATGCAGGTTTGAACCGCATTAAGGCGGCAGAAAAACTAGGGATTTCTCCTAGCTGCTTGAAAGACTATGAGATTGACTGGCGGCAATGCCCTGATGTTATTGCACTAGCAATGTCAAAACTCTATCGTACACCGTGGTTACGTGTACAGCACTTGCAAAAGAACATTGTGTTCTGCGACGTTTTTGGACTTATTCCCCCGTCTGACGATTTAGCGGTAAATATGTTGAGAGCGCAAAAAGAAGTCGGTGAAGTGGTTGAATTGTTTCCGCAAATGGTAGCGAAAACAGTACAAAAAAAGCACCTCGGCGACAGTCTTTTAAAAGAATGCCGGGAAGGTGCACAGGCTTTGCTTGTGTTGATTGGTATTGAAGAAGAACAAAAAGAAAAGACCCCCCACGCTAATAGAGAGCCTTTAACCTATAAATAAAGTCGAAAGGAAATCGGTTTAAAAAATAGGTCATATATAGTATAGCATACGGAAAAGAGGTTGTCAAACATGGAAAGCAGATTCTACACAGCTAAAGACATTGCCAACCTTTTAGGCGTAGGCGTTGGAAAAGGCTACTCGCTTATAAGGGAATGGAACAAAGAGCTTCAGCTAAAAGGCTATACAACTGCACAAGGTAGAGTAGTTAAAGCCTATGCTGATTTAAAGCTTGGTTTCGGAATTCAAAAGGAGGATGTATATGGTAACTAATGAACAGGTCAACGCCGTGTTAGCTCGCAGCGGACTTAGCATGGAAGGATTTGAAGCTTTTAGAAAAAGGAAGCATGGTGAGCACAAGCAGACGAAAGAGAGCTGGTTGAAAGACTTTAAGACTTGCTCACACTGTACCAGGGATGGCAAATGTAAGTATCAGCATTACGGATACCACCAGGAAAAACAGGCTGTGCGTGAAGGTGATGTATTAAGCTATAACGTTAACAGCTTGTCGGTAAATATGCAAACATATCCTAAAGTTGGCAGTTATCGTGAATGCTGTCACTGGGATGCTGAAACAACTCTTAAGCTTCACAGCAAACTTGAAGAGCTGGTTAAGGAAGGAAAGGTGATTTAAATGGAAATGAGTGAGAAAATTAATGCTTTGGCTGAAGCTTTAGCAAAGGCTCAGGGCGAAATGAAAAATGCTGTTAAAGGCTGTGACAATCCGTTTTTTAAAAGCAAATATGCTGATTTGGCAGAATGCCTGAACGTAGCACGTGAGCCGCTTAGCAAGAACGGCTTAAGCATATTCCAGGCTAACGAAGGAATTGTAGAAAGCAATAAGCTTGCTGTTACTACACTGATCATGCATAGCAGCGGTCAATTCATTAAGGTGACAAGCAGTTATCCTATTCAGAAAAATGATGCCCAGGGTTTTGGCAGTACGCTGACATATGCTAGAAGATATAGCCTTGCAGCAGCTCTTGGACTTGCGCAAGAGGACGATGACGGAAATTCAGCTTGTGAACCTGTTGAAAAAGGGCAGTATCAACCTAAAGAACCGAAGAAAGAGCAAAAACCTAAAGCTCAACCGCAAGCTACCGGAGATAAATTCGTTAAGATTACACCGCAAGGGGATGTGATTGTAACCGTTGCTAGTGGCCACGATGAAAACGGCAGACCGCTTGCGGCATATAAAAACATTAAAGACCTGACCATTGAAGAGCTTGAAAAAATGATTACAATTCCTCAATACACGCTTGCGCACACTGCTATTAAGAACCTGCTTGAAGAAACGAGGCAGACTGCATGAGTAAGAAAAGTATATTGCAAAGCGAAAAGGAGTACTTTATGTGTGGTACTACTCGCAATCTGGAGCGCCATCATGTGATATTCGAAGCAGCCGGGAGAAAGATTTCGGACAAGCTGGGTTTAACAATCTGGCTATGCTACGAACATCATAAAGGCAGGCTCGGACCTCATTTGGACAAGGAAACAGACTTGCGGTTAAGGCGATTTGCTCAGACCTGCTATGAAGATAAACATAGCCGGGACGAGTGGATAGAGAAAATTGGGAGAGATTACCTATGAGAAAGAAAGCACTTATGAAGTATGTGAGGTTACTTAGACGGCAACCATTATGGAAGAAGTTATTGTAGGAGGGCGACATGGAGAGCTGGTTCAAGGTTAGTGCCGATGTATTCGACAGCGAAAAAATTAAGATACTTCGTGCTGATACGAAGATTGGTGATAGCCTGGCATTAATGTGGTTCTTCCTGTTAGCTTTAGCTCGTAAAAAAAACGATGGTGGTTATGTATACGCTACCGAAGGTGTAGCGTATACACCAAAAACCTTAGCTGCTGTTGGTGGTTTTAAGCCTAAAATTGCGGAAACTGCTTTAGAAGTATTTCGGCAGTATAACATGATTGATATAGAGGATAACGGCTATATCTATATTGTAGGCTGGAGTGAGTATCAGAATGCTGAAGAACTTTCAAAGCTTAAGGAGCGTGAACGCTGCAAGGAAGCAATGAGAGCTAAAAGGCAGCGTGAGAAGCAATCCAAAACCTGTAACAATGATGTAACAAACACAGATGTTACGAAATGTTACGAAGATGTTACGTGTAACAAAAGCGTAACAAGTCAAGATGTTACACGTAACAACGATGTAACAAACACAGATGTTACGGATAAGAATAAGAGTAAGAATAAGAAAGAGAATAAGAGTAAGAGTAACAACAATAACTTTAGTAGTGGTTGTTACGATAAAAATGCTGCCGTTACGTGTAACAGTTACGAAAATGTTACGAGCGATAATAATCCTGTTGGTTTTTGGAATCAAAATGTTACGCCGATAACGCCATACATTGCAGAGCGGTTACAGGCTATTGCTAAGGAGCACGGCGAGCTGATAGCTATGCAGGCGGTTACGATAACAGCGCAGCAAGGCAAGAAGTCAATAGCCTATTGTGAGGGAGTTGCAAGAAACCTTGCGAGCGGTGACAATCAAAAGCCAAAGAAACCGCCGGATGAGTTTAAACCGCCGTATGACCAAACAGACCTGGACAAATATTTTTAGTGAGGTGATAGCATGAATGCGAAGGATGTTCAGAATTCAATTACGCTTGCTGTAAATCACATTGCTAAAAATGCTTCACAGCTTAATAAGCAAAACGCAAATGATTATTACGAAAACGGATTGCTTATGTGTGGTAAATGCCATACACCGAAGCAATGCAGAGGTTTCTTGTTTGGTGTTGAACGAACTGTAGCTTGTATCTGTAAGTGCAGAGCGGAAGAGCTTCAGGCAGAGCGTGAACGTGAGGAGCATGAAAAGCGACTTGCTAGGGTGCAGGAGCTTAGAAAAGCTGGATTCCCTGAGCGTGAGCTTCAGTCACAGACTTTTAGCCATGATGACGGCGCAGACGAGCGGACGATGCGAGCAATGAAGAATTTCGTTGAGCACTACGATGATTTTCGCAGGATGCATAAAGGATTACTGCTTTATGGAAATTCCGGAAGCGGAAAGACGTTCGCCGCTGCGTGTGTTGTCAATGCGCTAATTGATAAAGGTGTAGCTTGCTTAATGACTAATTTTGGCAGAGTGTTCAATACATTGTGGGGGACAGAACAAAAGCAAGCATATCTTGACGGATTTAATCAATTTGAGTTGTTAGTGCTTGATGATTTAGGAGCAGAACGGCGCACGGAGTTTGCTCAGGAGCTGGTGTTCCAGATCATCGACAGCCGTTGCCGGAGCGGATTGCCTACAATCATTACAACAAATTTACCGATTGAAGCAATCAAAAAGCCGCAGACGATAACGGAAACAAGAATCTATGACCGCATTTTGCAGATGTGCCACCCGGTAGAGGTTACACACGCAAGCAGACGCAGGAAGAAGGTTGCAGAAGGCTTTGCTGCTACCAACAAATTATTAGGATTATAGGAGGGAATTATGGACGCTAAAGAGCTTACGAGAATCACTGAAAGTGCAAATCGTGATAAAGATAAGAGATATTTTACGACAATAGTAAATTTCTATATCAATATGTATCATGACAGCGGTGAGGTTTATTATCTGCATAAAGCTATTGCCGAAATCAAAGCAAAAATCAAAAAAGAAGGCGGCGAAATTTTCTGCCAGGACAATCCGTTAAAGAGAAAGGAACAAAAAGCATGAACAAAATCATTTTATTAGGAAGACTAACAAAAGACCCGGAGGTAAGATACACTTCTACAAGCAAGGTTGTTGCTCAGTTCACGCTTGCTGTGGACAGACCTTATTCCAAAGACAAACAGCGTGAAGCGGACTTTATTCCTGTGGTTATCTGGGGTAAACAGGCTGAAATCTGTGGCAATTATCTTAGTAAGGGACAGCGTGTATTAGTTGAAGGCAGACTGCAAATTCGCAGCTATGACGCTAAAGACGGTCAAAAGAAATATGTAACAGAGGTTATTGCAGAGCATTTTGAATTCATTGAGCGTAGAGAGCAAGGCGGCGAATCTCAGCATACACCGGGAGAAGAAAGACAGGACTTCCAAGGTTTTGGCAGCGCAGTACCTTTTAATGAGGAAATTCCGTTTTAAGTGAGGTATAACATGAAGATTAAAGATGAAGTTAACCGCTTGCGTAAGCTGGCGTGGACTGAAATCGAATTAAAGAAAGATGACTTCAAGAAGATTTGCAGTGAATATTGCTTTTTGTACAAAACAATATATCACCAGACCTACAATCCTAGCATGAAGCTGATTAGCACGTGGGGAAGAAGCAAGGTGTATGTTGATAAGCTTGAATACATCGATGTGCTTCAGGACTTAGCTTATCTTAGATACGCTTTCAGCAGGATGAAATTCAAGGGGTACAAGAAACATGAGTCAGCTTAAAAGTATCATTGTAGGCAAGCGGAGCAAGGCAAGCGGTTTATTCTTTGAAAAGATGATTGACGCAGGCTGCCAATATTACGAAGAACACGGCGTTGCAAAGATTGAGAAACAGAGCGAGCCTGTACATTATATTCGTCCTTATGGTCAGCACGGACAGTTCATTGCGAATTATGCAAAGAAAAGCGGTGTTGACTACAAAGGCACGCTTAGAGGTGGTTTAGCGGTGTGCTTTGAAGCGAAGCACACCGACGGCGACAAGATGCTGCGAAGCAGACTTGAACCGCACCAGCTCGAATACCTTAAGGTTCATCACCTTTTGGGAGCAAGGTGCTTTATCCTGGTATCGTTCAATCTGACAGATTTTTACAACGTGCCTTTCCTTGTGTGGGAAAATATGAAATCACTATATGGAAGGCAGTACCTAAAGCGTGATGATCTGGAAGAATACAGAATCAGTAATACAGGCAAAGTTTTAAAATTTCTGGTTTTAAAATTTCCGACTGTAACGGAGGGGCAATAGTGAAATATCTACTTGGAACAACAGCCGAAGGCAAGCAGTGCTGCCCTCATTGCAAGCAGGAAAAAATAAAGCTTGTATACGGCGCAAAGATTGTAGACAGAAAAGGTGCTACAAAATGGGCGTTTAGATGCTCATCGTGCTATGGCACAGTTTGGTTAAAGTAAAGCGAAAGGAAGTCGGTTTAATGCAGAATAAGGATTGGAGCTATCTGCTGGGGCAGAAAATAGGTATGCTGACAGTGCTTGAAATTTATCCTCCAGGCGTTATCAGTATCAGACCTAAAAAGAAGGCTTCTGTTGCAAGATGCGTCTGTGAATGCGGCACTGAATGTTACAGAGATGTATCTAACCTTGCCCGGCGACAAGGAATGAGCTGCGGTGGCAAGGAGTGCAAGCACAAAATCATGAGCCTTGCGCAAATAAGAAGGCAGGAAACTAACAAACGCAAGGCTACAGCTCAGAAGCCTGTCGAGAATTTTTCAAAAGACGAAGAGCCGATAATCACGAAAAAGCTGAAAAATAAATATGTTTGCCCTTTTCCGTTTTCCGGCTGCGTTAGAAGCGAGGTTTGCCACGTATGCTGCTGGGAGTGCGATAAGGAATGTAAACAGTGCAGTAATAATCCGCAGCTATGCGGAGCAAGGAGATTAAAATGAGAAGCGTTAAGGAGATTTTAGCAAATGAAAAGTTTCAAGCCGACAAGAAAAATGATTTTGCTTTTGAAGGTTTGGTGTTAATAGGCTTCCTGCATCTGCCTGGAATCAAAAAGAGCTTACAGTGTGTTGTAGGCGTTGAGCCTGATCAGGACGGCAACCAATGGGAGCACGTGAGCGTGAAATTTTGCGGCACGACGAATAAAACACCTTCATGGGAGGTTATGTGCCAGGTTAAAGACGTGTTCTGGCTACCGGAAGAAGAAGTTCATCAGATTCACCCAAAAGAAAGCGAGTATTTACACGGCGTAGGCAGGATATACGATGTTTTGCATCTGTATCGTCCTGTAGGTGGCTGGAAGCAGAATCCAAATAGAGGTGAGAGCAATGACTAATTTTTCATTAAAGACAAAGTTTACTGATGGCGGAGAAGTCTACTTGTTGTCAACTGTTAGATTACAGTATTTTTGCAATTGCGCTCCATATGAAACAATGCTCTTTAAAATTAACAAAAGAAACAGAGTTAGCTACAAAGATTTGTATTGTCAACAATATCATACGCAGCAAGAAGCAGAAAAGATTTACTCTTGCGTGCTAAGCGAGGAGAAAGGTTTTGGAAAACAATATGACTTGCAGGCATAGATATAAGGTAAATACTGCTAAATATAAAGGTCAGACAATTTACAATATCTCATGCAGAAAATGTGAACGGAAAACAGTATGGGTAGAAAATCTTAAGCTTGCCAAAGAATTTATAAAATCATGCAATGAGATGTTACTGGTCAAAAGAGGTAATGCAAATGAGTAAATTATTAGACGGAATTATCGACATGATCATGGTTATCTTAATCATCGGCATACCTGCTATGCTTGGTGCTCTACTAGGTGCTGCGATTGGGTGGTTAATATGGCTGTGGTAAAGCGTAGACAGCAGAAGCTGAAATATTATCGTTACTGCTTGCGTAAGGCACGTGAGCTGATGCGTAGCGAGTTAAGAAAATGTGAAATTTTGGCAGGGAGGATGAAAAAATGAAAAACAGATATTTGGATGGTGTGTATTTTAGAGTCAAGCGTGGCAAACATTGGGAAAGCATCTGCTTTAGCGATTTGTCAGACGAAGAAATGGACAAGGTGCTTGAAGGGCATAGCGTAGAGTGGCTGAAAAACACGTGCAAAATTCTTGGCAGAACCATTAAGCGTATCGGTGATGAGCAAGACATTGTCGGCTGGCAAAAGGAGGAAGAGGAAGAGTAAATGCTAATTAAGGTTAATAGCAGAATGTGGGAAAATTTTAACTGCGTTAACAGTCTATCCTTACAACGCTGCATAAGAGGAACAGGAAAAGACGTTTATATTGTCAACATTTGCGTCGATGGAAAAGAAGTTCAATATAATCAATATGATTCCAAAGAAGAAGCAGAAAAAGCTATGGATGAGCTTGCTGAAAAAATCAACACAGCGCAAACCTTTAAGATTAAGGAGGAATAGCAAATGACTCCAGAACGTAAGAAATGGTGGGATAGCCTGCCACAGCGTGAAAAGATGTTGCGTGAACAGATTTTAGAGACCAAAGGGACAATCTCGAAGTCGAAGTTTGCGCTTCAACTTGGCTGTTTGACGGATGATGACAAAAAATGGGTTATCTCCCGAATAAAAAAGAAAAAGGTTGTATTAACAGCTTTAAAGCATGAGCTTGACCGTACAACGGCGATTGTGTATGCGGGATATTATCAAGAGGCGTTCCCGACTTGTCGCTGCAAAAAGTGCGGCGGAATATTTTATTATGCTGGACAGTCGCACTGCTGCTGGTGTGGCAGAAGAATTGTGGGGTGTAAGTTATGAACGAGCCGATTATTAGCCCGTGGCTGATTTACTGGGCGGGCAGAATAGACATGATACAAGGGATTTGCCTCATAGTAGGTATTATTGTAACTATATATGCTATGATAGCTACACTGGCAGTTATGACAGACAATAATAAGGATAAAGAATCCGTTAAGGCAGTTAAAATAATTGTTTGTACAGCTTTGGCTTTAGATATGTTGGGAGCATTTCTCCCAACAAAAACAGAAATATACGCTATGTATGCTGCGGAACATATAACACCTGCCAACATCAAGGCTACAGGTGAGTTCGCGGACAAGGCTGTGGACAAGATGATTGAGAAAATTCTGAAAGCTAGTAAAGCTGTGAAGGAGTGATAGTAATGACGGTAGCAGAATTTTTTAAATGGGCAGTCAAAAATGACTGTGAGGATAAGCAAGTTGTGATTTATGCTCACGATAACGTGGGGAAAGAAGTTGAAAACTGGCTCGACGAAGATTATTTAGAAGAACGTAATGGATGTGTAAGCATTGATTGTATATGGGAGTGATAACATGGCTATACATCCGAGATTGGACACACAAAAAATTTTAGACCCGTGTTGCGGCAGTAAGATGTTTTATTACGATAAAGGAAGCAATGCTGTTATGTTTGGCGACATACGAGAGGTACATACAAAACTATGTGATGGCCGAGAGTTGCATATTCAGCCAGACGAACTGATGGATGTAACCGACATGAAAGATATCGCTAACGATACATTTAACTGCATTATCTTCGACCCTCCACATCTTGTACAGGTTGGTGAATCTAGTTGGCTTGCTCAGAAATACGGACACCTACCGCTGTTATGGGAAGAATGGATGAACAAGGCTTTTGCTGAATGCTTTAGAGTGTTAAAGCCGGGTGGAATGTTGTTGTTTAAATGGAACGAGGAAGATATTCCGCATCGTGCAGTTCTGCGTTGTGCCTTGCCGTACAAGCCGATTGCTGGCGATAAGACAGGCAAGACACGTTGGACGTTTTTCTATAAATATTTAGGAGGTGAATCGTATAATGGCTAAAAATCTTCTCCCGGAAATAGCAAAGATGCTCGGCGTGGAGCTGGGCGAAGAATTTAAAGTTGAGGGGGATAACCGTACCTATTGGTTTGATTTGGACGGACTGCATTCCGGTGAGTATGTAGCGGAAGATGAAGATGATGCTATGTTGCATGACCTGCTTTGCGGCGAGGTCGAAATCATTAAGATTCCGTGGAAGCCGAAACTGAACGAAAGATATTGGACGTTCATGAGCTCCTTAGAAGGTGGGAAGTTGTATGTCCTAAACTATATGTGGGATAACAGCGTCATTGATGTTGCGCTCCATAAAGTTGGCTGGGTGTTCCGCACGCGCGAAGAAGCGCAAGCTGCTTTGCCCAGCGTAGCGAAAGAGTTAGGCGTGGAGTACAAATTGTAAGAGAAAACTGCAACATGTTGCAAAAATCTCTTGTAAGGTGTGAGCGTTGAGAGGTGGTGATAGCATGAAATCTAAAGCATATTGCTTTTCCAACGCCGCAGACTACGATATTGATGACATATCGGAAGAAATAACATTCGCTGAAACGCCGGGCAAAGCAAAACAAGATTTTAGCATGGATAATGGAATCCATTACAAGGACATCAGAGTGCAGCGTTTGCCTTGGGCTGACAAATACGAGGATGTTGACAATATTCCTGCTGAGGAATTGTTAAACCACGGTTGGTATTTTAATTGCGATACCTGCGGCGAGGCTATAGATGATATAGCAGACTTTCATATCAACAGTAAAGGGTACTGCTGCAAGAAATGTTTTAATGATTGGGTAGAAAGTGGAATAAAAAACCGCAACAGGTTGCAAAATCTCTTGTAGCTGTTGCAAAAAACGCAACAGCTCCCTTGAAAAAGTTGCACATAGGGACAAAAAGTCCCTAGAAAAAGTTGAGGTGAGAAACATGGAAGAAACAACGGTAACAGAGCAGAGCTATGATGTGCATATTTATCCAATAACAGAATATAAGTGCGAAAAATGTGGCGCAAATTTCCTTGACTGTGATGATAATTATGCGTACTGCCCTTATTGCGGCAGAAAAATCGTAATCGAGAAGGAGTAAGCAAAATGACAGTAGCTGAATTGATTGAAGCTTTGAAAGATAAAGATGCTAATGCTGAGGTATACATCGGCAGAGAGGGTATTATACATCCTGCGACTGGCGTTAAGAATATCCTTGATTGGTGTCAAAAGCCAACTGGCGAGGTCGTAATCGTTGATGACTAACTAGCCCATGGGTGCGGCGGCTGGGTTGCCGAATGGCAGTAGATGTTAGTTGCGAATAGGAATTGATGAATATTCGTAGCGAAGCCGTATAGCTGATGTCAAGAATTCCCACGCCGCCGCTTTTTATAAGGAGGTAAAAATGAAAAAAATAAAAACTATAGAAGCTATAGAAGCTGCCCGGCTCATAAAAGAAATGTGCAGCAAGCGGAAACGCTGCAAAGGTTGCATCTTTCACGATGCTAAAACCGTTTCGCCTTGCAAAGTGACAAATTGGCCTGATGAGTGGGAGGTTGATTAAATGATTAACAAAGACCAAATCAGACGTATGCTGGACATTGCAGATATTAAGACATCGGCACGGCTGATGTTACTTGTTATCGAGATTGTTAAACTACAGGCGGACTTAAAAGCGTTGGAGTCGCTTGTACAGATGCAGTATGATAGTCACGCAGTAGATGCTGCTAAAAATCATGTACGGCAACAGCCTGAATATATGGAGATTAATAACGAGCTAAAGAAAGCTACAGAAGCTGTAACAAAGGCTGCAAGCGACCCACAAGCACGTTTGAGAGCAATGCTTGAAGCTAAAATGCGTGGAGATATGTAATTTGGAGCAAAAACAATGAAGATATTAAAGTTTTCGCCGATTAAGCGTGAGCAAGGCAGAACAACTTGCCATTGCTATAAGGAAACCAACATCTATGGCGGCAGTAAAAAGCCTATCAGTTTTACAGTCGACCCGGATACAAAAATCTGCTTCTGCAATCACTGCGGCAACATGGTTGAACCTATCGTTGTGCTGGAGCTGATGTGTAACGACTGGCAAGCAATAGCAAAGGACTATGATAGAGCTAGGAAACAGACGTTAAGATGCTATGAGATTGGTATAAAGTTTAGGCCTTATAAGCGTGTGTTAAAGATGCTGCAAGAACATATGGGACGAAAAAATGATATGATGCCAATTTGCCCTCATTGCCGGGAGAAAATAGATTTGGAAAAGTTAGCTAATGGCGTTTGGATAAGAAAGGAGGAAAAATGATGATTAATTACAAGAAAGCCGAACAGGCGAAAGAACTGCTACAAGAATGTGGAGCATCTTTTATAATTGCCTATAATGACAGCAATAACGATGATGTTGTTTGTGCATTAGGTAATTATATTATCCTTAAAAGCTTGATCATTGGTACGATGGCGCAGGCAGCATTAGGTGTGCGTGGCAAATATGGTGAAGAAATGGCTATGAAAGAATTAATGAGCATGATGACAGAAGCGGCAAAATTAGTTCATTACAATAAGGAGCAAAAAAAATGAAACGTGAAAAATTAATTGTCCTGCTGTTTGCATTCAGATATGCAGTACATCGTTTAGGTACACAGGCGTTAGTAGACATTGAAAACGAGCTTATCGCCAATATGGAAAAATTCCCGGATTGGATGTTACAGCAAATGCAAATTTCTCTTGAAGGCAATTTTGAGTATATGCAATACAAACTAGAGGAAACTGGAAGAATCGCTTTAGACGATGATTGCCGCTTTCAAAAGCCGCTGCTTGATGCAGTAAAAGCACAAAGAGCAAAGTTAGCAGAGATTGCCAGAGGTGCAACCAATGGAAATATGCTTAATTGATATTGTCAGTTGCACACTGCTTGACGTAGCTGTTATGTGTGTAGCTTTATGGATGTTAAACAGGGAGTGGTAATTTGAAATATTTACATCTTGTTGCAAGCATTTGTATGGAAATTCTTGCTATTATGGGTACTATTGGAATCCTGGTTATAATCTGGAGAGATATTTTAGGAGGTTTTTAAGATGATTAAATTTTTACCGACGATTGACGCACCAGCGAACACGAAGCTTCCGCAACGTAGCACACAGTTTTCTGCTGGCTATGATTTTTACGCACCGACAGATATTTTTGTTCCAGCTGGCGGTGAAAGCGTACTTATTCCGCTGAACATTAAAGCTATTATGCCTGGCGATATGGTTCTGATGCTGTTCATCCGCAGCAGTCTTGCAGTTAAATTCAATTTGTCGCTGGTTAACAGCGTAGGCATTATTGATAGCGATTATGCTAACAACCAGGACAATGACGGCAATATAGGTGTTAAATTCAGAAACAACGGCAGCGAAACTATCATCATCAGAGAAGGTGAACGCTGTGCACAGGGAATCTTCGTCCGTTACTGCGTAACCTCGGACGATGAAGCAAGTGCTGTTCGTGGTGGCGGTTATGGCTCAACAGGACGCTAATCTGTATCTTATTAGCTGGCGCAGTTTGATTTCGGGCGAGGTTGATTTTTACGACAGAGTGTTAGCTTCTTCGCCTGAAGACGCTATAAAGATAGCTAGTGAGGGAGAATTTTCAGAACTTCTTGAGCTGTACGACCCGGAAGCAGAAGAAATGTAGGGAGTGTATAAAATGCCAAAAAGAGAAAAAAGCATTGAAGAACAAATCAAAGAAGAAACAGCTATGCTTATAGACAGTTTTTTGCGGTGGGAACATATCCGGACCTATGGATGCCAAGACCCTTTTTATCCTGACGGCGAAAACATGAATTTAATAAGGAATCATATAATTTACGGAAAGAGCAGACTTGAAGAGCTGTGCACTGATATTCCTTTACCAGCGCAATATTATATGCCGACACCTGAGGAAGTTGACGCAAACTATATGGCTGCCGACGGAAAGTATTACGATTACCGGATGAAAAAGTTTGCAGGATCATATCCCGACATTACCACAAAAACACCGAATGATATAAGCAACCAACAAGAATTATTTTAGAGGTGCTACATGAAAACACCATGCAGAGGATGCACAGAAAGAAAAATAGGCTGCCACGCTACTTGTAATGCTTTTAGCGAATGGAAAATCCAGCAGTGTAAAATACTGAAAGCCATGTATCTTGAAACGCTTTCACCTACAGCTGGAGCAGTTGCCAGACACGAAAAATGGATAAAGGAGCATAAATAATGAGTGTGTTTAAATCTCCATTTAGTTTTATCGGATTAAAAGATGATAAATACGTTATTGTCAAAGAAGCACCGAAGAATTCAAAAGATAGCTTTACAATGCCGCTTCCTGAGGATAACGTAAATCATCCGAAACACTACACCAAAGGCGGTATTGAGTGTATAGATGCCCTAAAGGCTGCTACTGTTGGCAAAACAGGAATTGAAGCTGTCTGCGTTGCCAACATCATCAAATATTTATGGCGTTACGAAGAAAAAAACGGCGTAGAAGATTGCCTAAAAGCAAAGTGGTATCTTGAACGCCTTATCAAAGAACTTAAATAACAGAAGGGAGTAAGCGCATGGAAGATATGACTGTAAATGAAGCTCAAAGCACGATAACTGTTCCGCTGGCGTATTTCGAAGAACTTATCGAACGTGTGGCAGAGCAGACCGCCAAGAAAACCTCTAAAAAGCTGTGTGATGATTTGTACAGCAAAGAAGCACAGCGAAGGGATTTCGACAAGCGGCTGTATAATGTGCGCTTGCTGCTAAAGAATTACAGAAGCCTTCAGGAACACGCTGCGTTAAAGACTAGCGAGATTGTCAATATCGACGATGAGCAGATTTCTGCTATCGAGATTCTTGATTCGTTCCAAAACCTGAAAAGCATGGGAGCTAATGAGCTAAAACTTGAAAGCATTATAAGCTCAACCATGCGAACAAAAGTGCTGATAAACTACATGGACGATATGATAGCACTTTACAAGCAGACCAGGTATAACAGCGGCAAGCAGGAAGATTTGCGCCGGGCAGATGTGCTTGACGTGCTGTTCCTTAAGCCTTGTCCGCCGGAAGCGTATGTCACTGATATAGTCGCAAGCCTTGCACAAAAATGGTCAGTGAGCGAAAGGCAGATATGGCGTGACACCAACGATGCCGTCGAGCAGTTAACTGCGTTGCTGTTTGGCGTGGATGGCGTAAATCTGCTGGAAGATAAAAAGCGCAGAAGAGCAGTCCGCCTTGCTGAAGAAAAAAATATTGAAAAATAATCAAAAAACTACCGGAATAGTCAAAAAAACATTTGACTATTCCGGTAGTTATGTTATAGTATAGTCAAAGAAAAACATAATAAATAAAAGAAATGAGGTAGTAAAATGGAACGAAAAATGATTAAAGCAGTTAGAAAAATTCAAGATATTGAAGTAAAAGCTGCAAAAGGAACTGCAAGTAAGGAAGAAATGCTTGAGCTTGTTGCTCTTGATGAAAACTTAAGAGCATATGCCCATGAAAACAATATGGGATATTACGAATGTCTTACACAACTTCGTGAAGAATTAAGAAAGGAGGATTAAAAAATGACTTATCAAGAAAAGCAAGAAATGAAAAAGCTTGCCTGCAAATGCCTGGAAAAATACTTCGGCTTTGCTCCGGCGATGAAACAGATTGTTCTGCTTGAAAGCGCAAGCAATGGATATACAGTTGATTATCTTTTGTTCAGCATCGGCTATAACGGAAGAGAATTTCAGCTCAGAAGAACCTTTACCTGGGGTAAAGATACAGTGGAATATAAATATTGCCGCTACGATGTTATCATGATTGAACAATAGAAAGGAGTAGAACAACATGAAATTAAACTACAAACAGTTAACCTACATCATTGAAACACTTAGAGAGGCTAAATGCAAAGCTTATGATGCTTGGATGGACAAAAAATTCGAGTTTGAAAAAGCGCAAGATGATGCTAATGAATGGCTTGAAAATCACCAAACAGCAAAGATTGGTGATGATATGACTACATCTGATATTATCGGAGATACTGAGGATGAATACGAAAAAGCTCGTGACGCTTACTACATGGCTGAAGAGATTTATCGTAACTTTATCGAAGGTGAAATTGAAATTTAAGGAGGAAGAACCAATGAAAGAACCTAAAGACATGACTAACGAAGAATTAAAGCAGGAAAACACTAGGCTGATTAAGATTTACAATAGCTCGCGCGACCCATGGCATCATCAATGCTTGAATGAGCACTTTGAAGAGCTGGAAGAAATTGCAGCGGAAAGAGGTATAGAGCTTTAAAAGCTGATGACAGGAGCATAAGCTCCTGTAAAGCTACCAGGCAGAAGGTTCAAAGTCCTTGCCAATAGCTTTAGAAAGGAAGTCGATTTTATGAACTATGCAATTTTACTCAAAACTGTGGTTGATGCCAATGGCAAAACCAATTCTGTGGAGAAAGTACCAATGATGGAGGTATTCCCAACTATTTCCCTGGAATCTATGTACAAGCTTTGCGAATGCGAGTTGGTCGATATTAAGGATATGCCGCTTCAGTTAGTAGAATTTGACGGCGAGCTTGGAATCATCCCGGCAGTCACCTTGGTGTTCGATGAAGAATTTCTTCTGAAGAACGAAAAGCCTGTAGCCAATGAATTAGCGAGTGCTATTTATGGTTACGGCAGATTACATGACCAATGCTTGTGCGGTAACGTGTTGCTGTGCTACACAAACGAGGAAGGCGACTGCATGCCGTTCAGCGAGAGCGAAGCGAACGCTATCGTAAAATGCTTGACAAGAATCAATAACCATATCGGAGATATGGAATTTAAGGTCCAAAAACCAATGATGAAATTTATGACTTTTTAGGAGGGATGCTAGGATGTTAAAATACAAAGATTACTCAACCTTAATCAACGAACAGCAAAAGGAATACGAAAGCTTTACCAAAGATAAAACGTTCTTTGCTTTTACTGAAGAACAGTTCAATGAAGGCATGAAAAGATTTGGTTTAGCTCCGGATGATACCGACAAGGTTTATCAAATCGGCTTCGGAGGATATATCCTTCGTGCCCAGGCTAAGGCTCATAATGATTTAGTAAAACGCCTGAACATCGAAAAGAAGGAGCACATGAAAGATTTCGACTTCTTGAAATCAGCCTTCCGTTACGAACTTGCTAACCATGAGTTTTGTATAACTTATGAGCTTGACGATACGCTAGATGCTCTGCTTTTGACTTATGAGCAAGTTAACTCTGACCCGGTTATGAAAAAAGCTTTACTTGAAGCCAAGAAAGAATATCTTAAGAATTGCGAAGATTGGATGTGATTGATGTGAGAACAAGACAACTTATAAAGTATGTGCTGATGCTGGAAACGCTCCCTCTTGCCGGAGATGAATTCCATGAACTCATGGAAAATACTAAACGCCGCGAAAAGAGAATCAATGTACTGCGTGAAAAGCTTCTGATGCCGAGAAGCTACTACCCCTACAAACAGCCATAAATAAAAGAAAGAACCAGCGTACACCGAAAGGTGTGCGCTGGAAAAAAGATTGGAGTGAAAGTCATGTGTAAAGTAGCAGATAAAAGTTACAAAGAGTTATGCGAAGCGTTGCTCGGGCAGGAAGCTTATAAGGTTTCCGAATTAACGGCACAGAAATTGTATCGCCTGGAAGATACCGATGAACTGAAAGCATATGGATTAGACAAACAGAAAGCAGAAGCTTTCTTGTGTGGCGTAGAGTTAGGAAAAAGAGCTTTCACCGAAACCAAAGCTGAGGAAAAAAGATACTGCTGTGATCCGCAAGACTTGGCTGAATTTATGATGCCGAAGTTGCGGTATCTGAATCATGAAGAATTTTGGGTAATTGCAGCAGACAGCAAGAATAGAATTATTGAAGCAAGAGCTATACTGAAAGGAACACTGACAAACTGCTATGTTCATCCTAGAGAGATTTTCAAGTATGCCATTATGAAAAATGCTGCTGCAATTTTTGTAGCACATAATCATCCTTCAGGCCTTGCAACACCTAGTGCTGACGATAAAAAGTTAACCAGGAACATTGTAAAAGCTGGGGCAATAATTGGAATACCTTGCTTAGACCATATCATTATAGGTGACGGCAGTTACTACAGTTTTCAGGAAGATGAACAAATGTAAGGAGGAAAGAAAAATGAATGCTTATGAAATTATGTACATTATTCGCCCAGAACAAGAAATAGTCGAGGATGTTATCTTGAAGTTCAATGATTTAATCGCTTCTAATGGTGGTGTAGTTGAAAAGACAGACCGCTGGGGAGAAAGAAAGATGCCCTATGTGATTCAGGACTACGAGAATGGTATTTATGTCCTGGTTACGTTTCATGCAAGCAAGAGGTGTGTACTCGAGCTTCACAAAGCAATGGAGATTACCGAAGAAGTGCTCCGGCATATGATTATCAGAAAGGGGGTATGCTAATATGACACCTTTTGATAAATTCAAGGAAACTGCTGCGCTGGTTAATCTTTGGATAACAGAAGAAAAACCTAAAATTGAAAGATTTGGCTGCCGAAACTGCCAGTACGCTCATTCAACGCATGAACGCTTCGACAGATTTTGTACAAACCAATACGGAATTTGTAACTGCTTGCCAAACTGGTACACTCCGATAGCTCGCATTGATGAATGTCCTAAAAAGAATAATCCTAGAGCTGGCAAACTCAGTTCGATTTGCAAAGTTAACACGGAGGTGTGAAATGGCTAATATCTGTTTCAATGACATTACAATGGTTGGAGATAAAACAATACTGCAAAGGCTGCGAGATGATATTGAACGTTACCTAGATGAAAATGATGGCAGCATTTATAGATACGGTAATGAGCTTTACCCTGGCAGTAACTATGAAGGATGGTTCGACGATGTTGGAGAAGTAGCTAAAGCCAACGAAGAAGAATATTTCTTGCGGTTTACCGTAGACACCAAATGGACCCCGGCAATGGACTTTTTCGTAAGACTTGCAAAAGATAAAGGCTTAAAACTTTACTATGCTGCCGAAGAACCTGGCTGCGAGCTTTATCAAACGAATGATGTTAACGGTGAGTTCTACGATGAAAGATATGTCTTGTATTGCAGCTGGGGCGAAATAACCTATTATAGTTCAAAGGAAGATTTAGTTGACGGAATAGCGTTTATGTTCAAAAGACAAGGTTATAAGGTTTTCAACAAAGAAAGCGCAATGGAATGCAGCATAAAGGAGCTTGAAAAAATCGGCAGAATATTCCTGGTAGACGGAACTAACACATGGTTTGACATAGGAGAATTTGAAATAGTTCCAACCGAGGAGCAATAGAAAGGCAGTGGTTGACGTGAAAACATTGTATTTTGAAGGTGCTGGCTGGGAAAAGGCAGAGCGCAGCATCAACACCATAGGCAACTGCCGTGTTAGAACAGCATTTCACCTCGATAACGGCAAGGGAGTTTATCTTGAAATTGTTTGCGGTGAAATGCTTGGCGAAAGAAAGAAGGTTTATGGTGGCTTGCAATATGTAGGTTTCGTAGACTTCTTGTTCTACATCACGGATGAAGAGCCGAATGATGACTGCAATAAGCATAAATTGCCGGATATGCGTAACACGCATTTTGCTTATGACTTCGATTCGATTCTTGCTTTTGTAAACAGCTTAGGAGCGTCATTTGATAATATATGTGTGCTGCCAAATCTCGCTGGATACAGGGTACATTCTGATGACAGAAAAAAGCGATACAACTATGCTGACGAGTTTACGCCAGACTGGGAGGTTATAAAGAGAGCGAAAGAAATTCACGAATACTTTTACCAGCTGGAGCAATCAGAAGGCAAGAAGTTCCCTAACTTCTCTCTATACAATGACGAAGGCGACAAGACAAAGCTTTACCTGATCCGGCATTACAACGGCTATAATAAGAAATGGCTTATTGATGCGTCAAGCGATTCATGGTTGAAAACTATGGTTGAAGTATCTTAAAGTTGGTTATTGTGCAAGAAAGAAGTCAAAAATAAGTTTGACTTCTTCCTTTATGTTATGTACAATAAAGCTATATAGATGATTGGAGGGAAGTAAATGAGCCTGACAGACAAAATGAGAACTGCAATGACGAACAACGGAATGACACAAAGGGATGTAGCAAAAAAACTAGGTGTTAGCAAGGCAGTTGTTAGCGCAAGATTTCTTCATTGCAGAAGCTTAAAAATGCTTCTTGAAACAATGGAGGCTTGTGATTGCGATGTTGTCCTTCGCCAAAAAAATGGAGAGTGTGAAATGATCATCACTTTAGATGATATAAGAGAGGATGATTTGGCGAAAAATTTATAAAACATCCTCTTGGTCAAAAAAACATTTGACAACAGTTTTAGTTATGTTATAGTATAGTTAAAGGAAAACTTAATAAACTAAAACAAAAGGAGTCGGTGAAAATGAATTTAGAACAACAAATCAAAGTAGCAGAAAAAAGAATCTATGACGCAGAATGCAGAAGAGCAGAATTTGCGAAAAAATATAATGAAACAGGAATTTTGCTTTATAAAAGATTGGCAGAATCCGAAACTAAAACAATTTCTGAAATAAGAGATGCAATCATTGAAGCTTCTCTTTACATGAACTAATGAGGGAGTAAATCATGAAGATAGGTAAAGTAGAATTCACATGGCGTGCACATCGTCAAGCGTGTGTTGTAAAAATCGACGGTGAACAAAGAGTTTTCCGCTTCAATAAGAAAACGGCTCGCAAGGAGCTGTTTGCGAAAATTCGCTCCTTAATTGCAGAAGCATCAGGCACTGAAAAGGTTTGTCAGCATTGCGGCAAGCATTACTTCGGTGTAAACTCACACAACTTTCTGTGCGGTGACTGCGCTCAGCAAGCTGCCGATATTAATCGTGAAGGTGTTGGCAATATTAAGGAGTTTTCGTTTAGCGAAGCTTTGCAGTACATTCCTGAAGGCGTTAACCCAATCGAATATGAGCGTAAAATCGACGCAGAAATTCGTGCGGAACGTCAAGCATTGGTAGACTTGTGGAAACAAGATGACCAAGCGTGGAATTTGTACTGCTATGGAAAGAGGGCGAGCAAATGAAGTACGAAGTAACTTTTTCATGCGGTCACACCGGAACGGTACAGCTGTACGGCAAAGGTGATGAGCGTGAACGTAAGATTCGTTATTTTGAAGAATATGGCGTATGCTCCGAGTGTTACAAAGAGCGCCGTACTGTAGAAGCAGAAATTGGTTGCAAACATGTAATAATGTCCTACAAGGCATATAAGACTGATTACAGTTTCTGCGACGTTTTAAACGATTCTTACGATAAGCAGAAAAAAATTATTACGGTGTTAGTTCCGGAAGCGTTGGCAGATTTTATAGATGCTAAAAATAAGTGCGGTGCTACACTGTTTAATGCAGCTATTAAGATTGCTACCAATAACAAGAACAAGGAAGGCAAGCACTACGCAGAGTGCTATGAGATAGTCAAAGCCTATATCAAGGCACACGCAGACTTTGCCAAAGAATTACAGGCGTATATGCAACAACAGAAAGCTAATAAGATTGTTGTTAGCAATATCACAATGGACGAAGAACAACTTGTAAGAATGTACATAAAGCAGTTCGACGCTGAAATCAATGATAACGAGAATAAGTTAACCATTACCTATAAAGATTTTAACGAAGGCAGCTTAATAAGCGAGTACCTGGATTGCCTTGCAAAAATAGCCAATATCAATATCGAAAGGGCGTGATCATTTGAAGCCGGAAGATATTATCAAGTCTTACAATGCCGAAGGCAGCATTAAAAAAGTCGCTGCACTGTTCCGCATTTCAGAGCAGAAAGTAAGGAAGGTTCTCATTGATGCCGGAGCATACGAAAGCGATATGTCCATACAGGTCAATGATTTGCATGAGCAAGGTTACAGCGTAGAGAACATAGCCGAAAAATTGCGTGTAAGCAAGAGCACTGTTTCGGCATATCTGCCGTACACCAAAGGCGTGTATCTTGGAGAAAATCCTTCCAGCAATGCTCTAAGATAAGAAAGTGCAGAGCTAAAAATGGATAAGCCTTTAAACGAGCTACTAAATGAGTATATAGATGCTTATAGCAAAGGTGAGGATAGCTTAAGAGCGTTTTGGGAGTACGTTATAAGCATAGGAGCTTATGAGCAGATGCGACAACTTGCTGTATACCAGGATGTTATTTTTAGCTACAAGAAAGACCAAACAAAGCCTGCCTGTAATGGCTACTGTGAAAAAGCCTACACAGCCGAAGATGCAGAGTTTGCCAGGATACAAATAGAGCACCTTTTAAAATCATGTCAGTAAGGTGTCATTTACAAGGCAATTAAAGGAATGATATAATTAAGATGCAACAGTTGGGTGATAAACCCTTCTCCTAAAAATATGTTGTGTACTCAAAAAGCCGTCTACATTAGCAGACGGCTTTTTAATGCAAAAAAATCCTAAAAACATCCTCCTGGTCAAAAAAACATTTGACAATAGTTTTAGTTATGTTATAGTATAGTCATAGGGGATAACAAAAAAACCTAAATAAGCAGGCAAGTTGCAGAAAGGAGAACGAAATGGACGAAATGAATAGCAACGAACTTTTAGTAAAGGAAGCAAAAAGGGTTCAACTTTTAGAGGACATCAGAATTTTGGAACACTCCAAAAACCTCGAAGAAGCTCTTAAAAAACTAGAAGCCTTGCTCAATAAATAAGCAAAGCTTCAGTCCGAAAAGTGAATCAGGGTGGTACTTGCCGCCATCCTAAATCACTTGAATTATAGCAGAAAAATTTAGAAAAGGCAAGAACATTCATTATGGCAGAGTGTATATTTTAGAGAGCAGTGCATTTATAGCATTGCTCTTTTTTTATGTAAAGGGGTTGAGAGTAGTGGTGTATCTTGTTGTTGTCGCTCACCCGGATGATGAAGTTCTTGGTGCTGGTGCTACAATATGCAAACTTGTAGAAGAAGGTCATATTGTAGATGTATGCATTTTATGTAGCAAGGCAGAAGCAAGAGCAAATAGACCGGACGATAATGAAATGCAGGAAGATTTGTTCGCTTCTATGAATATGCTTGGAGTGCATGATGTTTATCTTGGTAATTTTGTAGATAGCCAGCTTAACATGTCAGCACATTTAAAGATAGTTCAATTTATTGAAGAAGCCTTGAAAAGAAGCAGTGCTACCAGGGTAATTACTCACCATCCTAGCGATTTGAACAATGATCATCAAATTACATCGTTATGTTGCCAGGAAGCTGCCAGATTGTCCATGCGCATGACTGCCAATGTTCCGCATATTGAGCTTATTGCGTTTATGGAAGTGCCTTCTTCGACTGACTGGATGCTTAATCATAGTATAGAAGCTTTTCTTCCTAACACATTTATAGAAGTAGGGAAAAAACTGATTCTAAAGAAAATAGAAGCTTTAGGCAAGTATAAAAATGTTATGCGTCCATTTCCTCATCCGAGGAGCGCACATGTCCTTGAGGGGCTTGCTGCATATCGTGGAGGTCAGTCTGGATGCAATTATGCAGAAGCTTTTCAAGTAGTATTTAGGAGAGAATTATAATGAAAAAAATCGAATTATGCAAAATGAGAGCTGGAGATATAAAAACAGAATTTGGTAATCCCAGGAAGATTTCAAAGGGTAAACTTCAGGATTTAGAAAAAAGTCTTGAAAGCTATGGAGATTTCGGGATTTTTCTTATTGATGAACAAGACAACGTTATTTCCGGAAACCAAAGGTTGAAAGCAATCTTGGCTAAATTCGGTCCTGATACAATTCTTGATTGTAAAAGGTTAATAGGTTATACAAAGGCAGAACTTAGAGCCATAAATGTTAAGTGTAATGTGCATAATGGTGAATGGGATTTGGATATGCTTGCTGATTGGAGCATAGATGCTGCCGATATTGATTTAAGCAAGCTTGAAGATGAAGAAGATCCTGGGAAACGTGAGATACCGGAAATGGAGCTTATTCATTATGAAAAATACGATTATGTTATGATTTGCTGCAACAGTGAGCTTGATTACAACGACCTCGTAAGAAAGTTGGGCATTGAAGGGAAAAAAGTTAGTGTATCAAAGAGAAAAATTAATGCACGTGCAATTTGGTATCATCAGATGAAAGCAGTTATTGTTCCTGAAGAAGAATACGAAAGGCTGAAGGAGCTTGCATATGGAAAAGGTAAGTAAAGTTTTTTCAGGGCACCAACCAAATTTCCTGCCGTATATGGGTTTTTTCTATAAAATGCTGAAATCGGATGTTTTTGTGCTTGACGATGATGTGCAGTATTCTAATGATGCATTTCACAATATGAATTTCCTAAAGCTGAACGGAGCAAAATGTAAAATCATAGTTCCGGTAAGTTATTCATATGGTGATGCTATTAACAAGGTTAAGATAGCTTATGTTAAGAATTGGGACAAGAAACTGCTCAAAAGCATTAGAATGAACTATGCTAGAGCGGAATATGTTGATGTTGGCTATGAATTGATTGAGAGGCATCTAAATAAACGATATGAATATCTTGCAGACATGAATATTGCTTTGCTTAAAGAGATAGCCGAAAGGTTTGGTATAAGCACAAAACTGCTAATAGCAAGTATAGATGTTCCTACAGAATTGAAAAATAATCAGCGCAATATATACCAATGTTTAAAGCTTGGTTGTGATGTTTATTATTCCGGCATAGGCGGTAAGGGCTATAACGATGAAATCAGCTATAATGAAAATGGCATAGAAATAATTTATACCGATTATAGTCCTTTTGTTTATAAGCAGATTGGTAAATGTTTTATTGAAAATTTGTCAGTGCTTGATTACATATGCAACAATGGTTTTAACTTGCCGGAAGGGTGGCATAAAAATGGATAAAAGCATTTTAGGAATTTATGTTCCAAGTTACAATAGAGCCGATACTACGAATACTTTCAAATGGCTCGAAAGATGCACTTATGTAGTAAGAAAATCTCAAGAAGAACAGTATAGAGCAAGAGGAATTGAAAGTATTTGGGCTGTAGAAGATAGCGAAATAGATAATCTTTGCAAGGTAAGCAATTATATTGTCGAGCATTCTCCTGAAAACATCATCTTCACAATAGATGATGATGTTGATGGCTTTGTTTATCGCTTGGAAGATATGGAGCCTATAACAGACAAGGAAGTCATTATGGCTGAGATTGAACGAATTGCTCAAATCATGCTTGATCTAAATATAGGATTTGGTGCAGAAGATGCATCGATAGCCCCATGGAACTATGATGCTGAATTCTGCTTCAAAGGTACAACAGGAGCAATGAGATGGTTTAACAAGAATGCTTATAAGTCAAGATTTAGGGAAGAAGTTTATCATAACTGTGATTTGGATGTAATGCTACATGAACTTCTAGTAAACAGAATTACTTTAAAGCCAAAGTATTTTATGGTAAAGGCAGGAACAGACACTAACAAAGGCGGCAATTCCTCCAAAACAAGGCAAGCGCAGATTGATTGTGTACAGGAGATGAAATTGAGGTGGGGAAAATATTTTGACTACAATTTCAATAACAATAAGCCTAGAATTAATGTAAAAAGGTAATTAACTTGTAGTATGTAATTAAATGTTCATAAACTTGACATTAGAATGGTATATGTTACGATATAGTAAAGAGTATAACAGGGAGGTTGGGTAACATGAATTATTTAGTTACTAACAATGGCTACAACATGTTTGATATGATGAGCATGATGCAAAAAGCTATCAGGCGTGGAATTTTTGAGTATGCTGGTTTCGCAGCTAATGAGCTTCAGGACAAATTTCGTTCTGCAATGTGGAACAGAATATTGGTTATTTCTTCAGAAGATTGCTATGGTGTAATAACTAAGGAGCTTGTCGAGCTTAGAAAAAGAGACGAGCGAGAAAAAGACAGTAAGTTGATAAGTGCAGCTATTGCATTATTGTGTAAGTCTTTGAAGAGCAGAGATGCCTGCTATTTTGCATGTAATTTCATTTTGGCTTCAAGAAATCCCAGGAAAATAAAAGTAAAAGAAGATGAAGTATCTTCGCTTTATAAAAGACTGAATGCTAATGAAAAGCCTGTAGAGTTTGACTTGTTTGGCTTTGCTCAAGGAAATGATGATTATTTGGATGCAGAAATAAGCGAAAAATTTTCTCGAGGCGTTGAATTGCAAAAAGCTATTAAGCATATTGATATGGATATGATAGGCTATACGATTGATTTACTCAGAAGAACAGACAGAGCTTTTTTGTGGAATGTTATGTTAGATTATGCAAAAGAACAAGCATCTGTGATTTATGAAGAAATCTACAGTCTTAAAATTGCCGATGATTATGTGAATGCCAGGAAGCCTAATCTACAGAAAGACGAAATATTTATCAGCAAAGCTGCAATACTTTTGTGCTATTGTGAGGATGAGGAGTTTTTTGAACTTGCTTCAAGCGATATTGTTTGCCTTGCTAAAAAAATTGATTGGAATAATATAAGGATAAAAGATGTAAAGACTTGCGTGTTAGAAAATGGTGAGATTCCTATATGGGTTTTTGACTGCCATACCATTAAAGGCAAGAAAATGGGGAAAACAGATTGGGATATGACCACTGATGAGCAAGCTGCACTGTTTCCTTTGAGAACAGCTTACTTTGATGAAGCAAGTTGGATTTACACCTATGAGCAGGATTTTGATAACGGTGATATTTCTGAAAAAGGGATACAGCCTATAAGAGAATATGCAAAAACTCATCCTGCAAATCCTGTTGAATTTATACCATATGAGTAAATAAAGATTTTATGTCAGCCTGTCGCTTTTTGCGGCAGGCTTTTTAGTTAGAGGTGGTGATATGGCTGGAAGAAAAGAGAATCTAAAACCGATTACAACCGTGGAGCAAGCGAGAGAAATGGGTAGGAGGGGCGGTATAAAGTCTGCTGAAGTTAAAAGAAAAAAGAAAAGCATGATGGAAACTGCTAAAATGCTTATGTCGATGCAGACGGAGAATAAGTCTATAAAACAGAACCTTGAATCTTTGGGAGTAAAAGATAAGGATGATCAAACCTATCAGACAGCAATCATAGCTAGAATGATTCAAAAGGCATTAGTTGATGGTGACACCAACGCTGCAAAGTTTTTGGCTGAAATAACCGGGGAAGTAGGGAATAAAGGATTTCTCAATCTTGCTGACGACCCGGAAGCTAATGAAACCATTGATATGTATAAGAGCGTCTATATTCCTAACAATGGGCGTAATGGATATGAAACTGATTATTTAACTCCGCAGCCTGGACCGCAGACGATGTTTATGTGTTCGCCTGCGGATATTGTTATTTATGGCGGAGCTGCTGGAGGAGGGAAAACGTTTGCATTGTTAATGGAAGGTTTAAGACATAAGAATGTTGTTGGATTTAGTGGAGTTATTTTCCGCAAAAATTATACTCAAATTACAGCTTCAGGTGGTTTGTGGGATGCTGCTCAAAAGATTTATGGACTTGTACAGGGAGCTAACGCCAAAAAGACACCTAAACTACATTGGTATTTCACACCTAGTAATGCAAGGATAAATTTTGCTCATCTTGAAAGAGATGAAGATTTAATGAGCTGGCAAGGTACAGAAATCTGCTATCTTGCTTTTGATGAGCTGACGCATTTTAGCCGTCACCAATTCTTGTATATGCTTTCTCGTAACCGTTCAACGTGCGGTATTCGTCCTTATGTAAGAGCGACGTGTAACCCGGACAGCGATAGTTGGGTAGCTGATTTTATTTCCTGGTGGATTAATCAAGATACAGGCTATCCTATTTATGAGCGCAGCGGTGTTGTGCGTTATATGTGCGTCCTGAATGATACGATTTATTGGGGCAGTAATCCGCATGAACTCGCAAAGGAACACGGCGTAAATGTTGAAGAATGCAAGTCGGTTACGTTTATAGCATCTAAACTGACAGACAACAAGGTTTTAATGGCTAAAGACCCTTCGTATATGGCTAACCTTAAAGCTTTGGCAGAGATTGACAAAGAACGTCTTTTATATGGCAACTGGAAAATCCGTCCTGCTGCTGGCATGTACTTCAAAACAGAAAACTTCACTTTTGTTGATGCTGTACCAAAAAATATCGTTGCTTATGCACGTTCCTGGGACTTAGCGGCAACAGAACCCACGCCACTCAATCCAGACCCCGACGCAACAGCAGGCGTGTTAATGGGACTGCTTGACGATGGCAGAGTAATCGTCCTTGATGTAAAACGCAAGCAGATAAAGGCAAATGACGCTAGGAATCTTCTGCGCAACATGGCAGCAATAGACCAGGGTAAATATAAATTTGTACAAATCACGATACCGCAAGACCCAGGACAGGCAGGCAAGGCGCAAGCTCAAAGTCTTGTATCGATGCTGGCAGGTTACTCGGTGGAGATTGTATCACCGACAGGCAGCAAAGAGGTTCGTGCTACTCCATTTGCTTCACAGGTACAGGCAGGAAACGTCCTTATCCTTAAAGGTGAATGGAATGATATGTATCTGTCAGAACTTGAATCGTTCCCGGAAAGCAAGCATGATGATATGGTGGATGCGTCAAGTGATGCGTTTAACAAGCTCATGAATTCACGCAACTGGGGCGGCTTAACGAGCTAGGAGGAATAATGGTAAAAAGAAAAGATAATTCAATTCGTGCAGACAGCGGATTTAAAGATGCTTTTATTGCACGTAAAGCTCGCAATTATGAAGGTCTGTTAAATGAGCGAAAACTCACAGACCAGGCTTTGGCTACAATGTACAGAAATGCTCTTGTGCGTAGAATTGTTACAATGGCTGCCGATGATGCTATGAAGAATTTTATAGAAATCGAAGGCGATTCTGACGATTGTATCTTGCAGGAGCTTGAAACACTGTTTGTTCAGGAGAAGCTTACAGAAGCTTTATATTGGGACAGACTGTTCGGTATGTCTTGTGCTCTTATCCTTGCTGACGATGGGCAGGAATTAAGCGAGCCTATTAATATCAACCGTTTACGCAGGATTAACGGATTAGAAATTTTTGACAAGCGAGATATTTACCCGGACACAACCTCAATTTATCTTGATACAGATATTCGAGATGCGAACTTTGGCAAGCCGGAGTTTTACATGATTTCGCCACCAAACGGAAATCAGTTTAAGGTACACAGAAGCAGACTGCTTATTTTTGACGGCGAAATGCTGCCGAAGATAGAGCGTATTGCTAATAATGGTGCTGGCTTATCCTGCCTGGATGGTATTCCGGCTGCGCTAAACCGTGTAAAAACTGCAATGAATAAAACAATCGACATAATGGACAAGGTTAGCACGTCGCTGTTAAAGCTTGAAGGTTTAAGCAATTTGCTGGCAAGAGAAGACGGCACGCAAGCTGTTATTCGGCGTTTAGAGCTGATAGATTACTCACGCAGAATTAATGGCAGTGTAGCCGTTGACAAGGAAGATGAATACGGCATTTTTAACATTCCGCTCACAGGCTTGACTGATATTATTCAAGAGTTTGAGCAGGCTTTATGTGCTGTTACCGGGTATCCTTTTACTGTTTTGTTTGGGCGTTCTCCGGCTGGCATGAACAGCACAGGCAAGAGTGACTTGCAGATTTACTACGATACAGTCAGACGTATTCAACGCAGGAAAATTCGTCCTGCGTTAGAGTATCTTGTGAGACTTATTCAGCTTGCGAAAGAAGGGCCGACCAACGGCAAGGAACTTGAAAAGTGGAGCATTAAGTTTAAGGCAATCGAACCGCTAAATGATCTGGAGCAAGCCAATGTTGACAAGACACAGGCGGAAGTAAGAGCTGCCGTTGTTAAG